CTTGAGTAGCCAAGAACTTGTTTGCCGTAGTGGTAGCCCACGGGGCGGTTGTGGGCGCAGCACCATTGTCCGAATAAGTCCAATCTCCCGTAGCATTAACCCATAAGGCTTCGTTTACGGGGCTTTGCTCATAGAAAGATGCATCGTATACGCTGAAGTCGTGAGAGAACTCTGAGCGCACTAAATCACTAATTTCAAAGTTGACAACCTCACCAATAGAATAGGACTTACTTAATTCGTAGTTGTTATCTGTTGGAACAGATGTTCCACTCCAGATCTTCAGATTTAAAGTCATTGAATCCAACGAGTCGTTGGTTAAGGTGTTATTCTTCCCTGTGTAGAAGATAGGGCTTCGCGCCATCTTCAATGATGAGGGATAGGCAATACTTGGTGTGCTCATTTTCTAGTAAATTCTTGTAGGTCTTTATCTGTTAATGCAAACGCCTCAACTATCTCTGATGGCAGTTGCTTATAGGCTAGGCCAAAGGGCCGTGAAAAAAAGTTAGATGGGCGTATGCCTGTCTGGTAAATAGATCTTGCAATAAGGAAAGCCGTTGATTCGTAAGACATAAATTTACCTGTCTTTCTATCTCTGAATTGAAACCTGCGGTCACGAACCCATTTAGGGATGGATTCACGCAGGCCGCCTTTGCCTTTTGATTTTCCAGAACCAAACTTATAAGGACTATTTGGGGCTTTGTCAGATGAGGATTTACCCTTGACACCCTTGTCTACGAAATTTCCGTAGTCCTCCATGTTAAACTTTAAAGAGAACGAAGCACCCGTTTGGGATACCTCTAGTTCGTAGTTAATGGAGTTATACAGTTCCTTAGTGACATTCTTGTTCTTTTTGGACAGGTTAGACTTCGCCTGTTGCACGACATATTTGCCGAACTTATTTAGTACTCGTTCTAGATTGTCCTTCCGTGACATTAGCAGGTGCTGATTTCTGTGTTAGGTAGAATCACATCAAATGTTGCAGTCCAGCCAGCCAGCAAATTCTCAAAGCGTTCCGTGAATGGAATGCAGGTAGGAGAGCCGCTTAATTGATATAGGTCGGTGTAGAGTGTGCCGCGCTTGAGTTGTGCCATTAAATCGTTTAAAACGGCCAACTGCGTGTTTAATACATCCTGCTCATTACCCGTTCCATAGAAGATTTCGTTTTGATCTCGTGGGTCAGCCTTTGAAACATCAACTATATCCATAGCCATCACAGATAGGTTAATGGTGACGGTCTGCTCATCAATAGTGGCTTGGTTTACCATTATGTGGGCCAGAGGAAAAATGGTCTGCTTGTTCAAATCCACATCAAATATGTCACCGAAAGTGACCACATTCACTTGGCTATTAGCTTCCAGCGTGTCTTTGATGGTTTTGGTTATGTTGTAGAACTGCCTCATTTCAGTTTGCTCTTTAGTAGTTTAGATTCTAATTCTATTTTTTGCTTTTCGTAGGTAAGGAAGGTAAGGCATTGGTGAATGGGTAGCCTTGATACTTCATCAAATCGTCTAACATCTCCCTTAGCAAGGGAATAGAAGGAGTTGTACCAGCCCCACCTTCTTGTGAATTGGGATTCTGGGGAGTAGTCGGCTGAGCCATCCGTATTTCCTCCAAAGAGGTCAGTATATTGCTCAATAATTCGCTTCCTAAAGTCCAAAAAAAAAGCACCGCACCCATAACCACATCCATTGGGGCCTGTTTCATAGCCTCTGCTGCACCTTCGTCTGCTTCATAAGGCGCTACCCTATAGCGCTTCCTAATACGCTCTGTAATGGGCCGATATAGAACGGCCATTGTCCTGTGCAAATTCTGTATGTCTTGCAGATTTGTGTCAAGATCCACAAACTCTCCGTAGGTGATGTCCTCTAGTGATGGAATAAAGCCGTATTCCTGCTCTCCCATCTTGAAGATTGGCGTTAGAGATGGCTTCTGCTGCATCATTTCATTGATATATCTAATCACGCCAGACACATCTCTGAATTTGATATTGGGCAGTTGGTCCAATGGAACGCCACAGAAGATCTCCAGAGCCTTTTTGGTCAAGAACTCCTCGTCACCCTCCAGCCGCGCAAAACGCTGATACTGCTCAAGGGTGATTTCGGACAGGGATGTGGGTACAATGACTTTCAGTTCCATCATATAAATAACTTATTTAAGCGAATTTAAGGCAAAAGAAAACCCCGCTCAATGGCGGGGCTGATTTAGTTGGGTTTAGTTAGAACCCGTTTCGGTCTAATTCTAGACCTAGATAGTCGGCTGCGTAGTTGATGTGTTTCTGCGTTGTATTTGACCACCATCCTAGTTGGATGAGTTTGCCGTTACGCACTTCGGCTACTTTGGTTCGGTAGGAGATGATGCTTACTCCTTCTTTGCGCAGGTTCTGCTTGTACTTAGGGAAATTCATAGTTGTGTATTTATTTTTCGTTAGAGTAAAAGGCCTAGTGGGCTTGCCTTTCGTATTCTTCATCTGATTGTGCCCACTCTTTACATTCGCCACAGATGCCCCAACCATCTTCGTATTGGTAGAGATTTGCACCGCAGCATACGCTAGTTTCGTATCGCATGGTGTGTGATTTTTAAATTGCTTCTACTAAAGATAGGGGTACATTGTAACTAGTAAACCTATCTGTCTTTAATTGTACTGATGCCTTAGTGCGACGAATGTCTGTGAGGATGAATGTTTGGCCATACACTCTTGCGTGATTAACCATTACCTCCATGCCTACCTGTAGAGATGACTTGGCGGCCTTAATTTTCAATTCACGCTCTGCTCGTCTTTTCATATTTAGGCTAGTTACAATCATTGCGTTTAGGTCACGCAACTCTTGCTCTGATAGGTTTGTCGCTATGATTGCGTTTCGGATGTCTTCGTAGTTTTTCATTGTAGTGTGTGATTTAAATAGAGCCGCCCCGAAGGGCGGCCTTTGTTTTTAATAGCGGCCTAGATGCGCTCTAAATTCGTCCATTTCCTCCGCGTGAAACTTTGCTTTCTCTATAGCACATTTAACCGTATCCATAGCCTTGTATGCTCCTAATGCTTTAGCAAGGTCTTCCTTGGCCCATGCAATTTCATTTTCGCTACCTCCGTGTTTCATAAAGGCATCTAGGCGGAGTTGGTAAATGTTAATCTCTCTGCTATAGTCAGCAGCGCAAGCGTTAATCGCGGTAAGTACTTGTTCGTGTGTCATTTTAGTGTGTGTTTTTGATTACAGGACTAAGTAATACACAAAATCCCATATATCAATGGTTTGAATAAAAAAAATTATAATGTGGCTAAAATCAGCGAATGTTGTACTTCCCGTGATTCGGCCTGCGTAATTTATTGAAGATCGCGTAGCGTGTCGCATCAATAGCGTGATTCCACGCATCAATGGGTTGGTTCAGCATATTGCCGTTCTTATCCTCTTTCCATTTGTAGTTCTGAAACTCCTTAATCAGATTAAGTGAAGTCTTAGTCACGAAGATCTTATGCCTTTTCAGAATATCAATACCAGCCAATACCGAATCCTGCCCCTTCTCTGAGCCTTTTACATTCCACCCCATCCTGTGCAGTTCCTCAATAGATTTTGGCTCTGCGCTATCAGCCCATATCTCATCGTATCTCGTGAGCCCTAAGGCTTTAAAATGCTGCGCTATGTCTTGGTTTGTGAGGTTGGTGTGGTATAGTAGTTCGTTTAAGTACAGATTGTCACCCTCCTTATATACTTGAATGAGCGTAGTCGGGTCATTGGTGAACCCGAAGTCCATACCCAGCGAAAGCGGCAAGCCTTTAACCTCTTCTACTAATGAGTATTGGAATATGGTGGCTCGGCTGCTGCCCCTCTCTCCCAGACCATAGATGCGCCAATAGTCATCATCGGTATCTCGCAGGCGCTCAATCTCGTCTATGATGGTTTTATCTAGGAATGGGTTATCTAGATAGGTGGTCTGATAGAATGAGCAGTCATCACGGGGAATGACCTTGTCGTATATCCAATGGTGCGTATCAGATGGGTTGTAGTCAATGATGATTCGGCCATCGGTACGGAAGACAAGTTGTTGCCAGTCCTCGTAGTATAACTCGTTACCCTCATTGATGTACAATAGATTCCGTTTACGGCCACGAATCTTCTGGGGCTGGTCTAATGATATAAACTCTACTAGGTTGCCGTTAAGGTGATATTCTGCCGTGCTTTTGTTGTGGAATGATTCCGAGTACAAACCATACCTCTGCAAGATCTCCATGAAATCACGCATCGCAGAAGCTCTGAGAGATGGGTAAGCCTTACGGCATATCGTAATAATCTTGCCTGTGTTTTTCTCGCAATAGTGGAAGATTATCCATAGCAGAATGTTGTAGGTCTTTCCGCTACGGGTTCCTCCCTGCTCAACGACAATCCTGTTCTCGTCATTCAGTAGGTGTCCAAATACCTTATTGGTCTTTACTTGGTGAGCCAATGATTTCTACTTGGAATAGGTTGTCACCTGTGGTTTGCAGTTCTTGGCGCTCTACATAGCCCCTGTTTTTACCCTTTGTCTTTAGATAGAAAATAGTGGCCGTGACATTACCCTCGTTTATTTGCTTATGGAGTTGGCTTTCTGCGAAGTCAATAGCCACATTTTGCAGGTCATCAATGGCCTCCTTAAATGCCTTGTCCGTATTGTAGTACTCATAATAGGTAGTGCGACCAATGCCTACTTTTTTACAGGCAGTAGTCACAACACCGAGCGATTGTTCCATCGCTTCAATGAGTGCTCTTTTTGTCTGTTCGGTTTTGTTCATTTTGGTTGCCACGCTTTAGAGAAATCCTTTTCTTCAAATATCTGGCTCTTTGGTATGCCTGCCTTAAATAATAAGCGTACCACTTCGTCTTTCTCCATCATAAGTCGTTCCATAATTTCTTCGCCTGTGAGTCCGTTGTTTACCATGTCGGTTACGATGTCGGACATCTCTAGTACTCCGTGTGTTCCTCTGGCGCGATTATGACGAATGGTAGCCATTCGCTTTTGGTTTTCGTCTGTGGGGTTTAGTACAACTACGGGTACTAGCCCATCGGTGAGTGCGAAGATCTCCTTGTGTCCAGAAACCGTCCATCTGTGGAAGCCATCTACAATAGTACCATCAGCGTTGGCCACAATGGGTTGTGTCCAGCCATCCTCTAGGATAGATATTTTTAGAAGTTTTAGTTCGGGTGGGGCAACCTTATTAGGGTTGTAGTTATTGGGCTTTAGTTCCTCTCGGTTCATCCAAGTGATTCGTGAGAGTGGCTGCTTTTGTAGTTTATCGTTTTCCATATTGCTTTAGTGCTTGTTCCATTGTGATGCCTAGTTTCTCTCTAGTCTTAGTCGCTTCTGTGTTTAGGTAGTTTGATTGGCGGCCTTTGAAGTCACCGCGTATAGCGACACGGGTGAGCCATTGCCACGATGTACCAGATACGGGGTGAGGCTGAATCTCTTGGATAGCATCGTCCGTTTGTTTGTAGTGGCTCTTTATGTATTTATTTATGGCTACTTTAACATCATTCTTTGCCTCTGGCTCGTAGGAATCAATTACGACATTCAAATACTCTTGGTAGCTCATGTGGTCTGGCTTTACTTTAGAGTTTGAATAGAGGCTAGTATTAGCGTATCTCCAAGCCGTAGCCACGCCTTGAACCCTGTATAGCATCTTAAACCACATCTCTGGGAAACACTCTGAATATATCCATAGGCCACGCAGGGGCTCTTCCCCAAATGGAGGACATACCCGTTGGTGCAGGAAGTCGTTGTGTAGTTTGGTTTGATTGAAGATGTCGTAGGTCTTGTTATAATCCCAGCCGAACTTGTGAACGGCCAGCCACACATCCTCGCTTGACCAATCGTACACAGGAAAGCAGCGATACTGATTACTAGAGGATTCCGACTTTGAGTTTATAAAGGCATCGTTCTTCTTCTTAGCGATGACTTGATACCTGCGTAGGCTCTCTTGGGTACGAATGCCTGTAAGCATTGCGATACTACCTTCAGATCTTGTGTAAAGGCTAGGGCTGAACTCTTGGAATGACATTCCCTTTTTAAATCGTGGGTGTTCAGTTATAGCCTCTGGGGGTAGTGGGCGAACCCATAGGTCTTCCTTTTCCTTATCCCAGCAGTACCAGAAGGGTTCCTCATTAGATGCCGCATTGCGATGCTTAAACTCTAGGCAGTACCACTTCAAATCCACCTCTTCAGAATTAGCCACTCTACGGACATATTCTATCGTGGGTGGGTGTATGGCCTCCTCATCAAAGAAAACCACCTCTAATGGCAACTTATTGCGCTCTCTGGCTACTTCTAGGGCAACATTTAGTACCGCAGTAGAATCCTTCCCTCCAGA